GACGAGCAAATCCCAATCGGTCTTGATCGTCTTCGGCGTTACCGAATACCCTAACTGCCGTTCGACCTCTGCGGCGATCTGACGAAACGGCATCCGCCGTTCGAGGCGCAGATGCGACACGAGCGGCAGACGGGCATTCCGGCGGTCTTTCGCCGATTTGTTGTTGCTTGGGTGTGATGCCATTGGTCGTTACTTTTTAACCGATTCGCGCAGTATCTTCGGCACGGCGTACCGCCATTTGATGTGATGATGCAGCCGCCGATGGGCGGTTCCCATTGCCGAAACAACCACGCATGACGGGCAATACATGACCGTGTAGAAACTCTTTACATACGTGCCCGCGTCCAAGTACAATTCCGTCATGCCGCCGCTGTTGCTCTGCGTTTCGAGTTGGTCGAGGCCGATTTGTAGGATGGACAGAAATACCCCCCCCGCGACCCCAGCAGGACGTAGGTATTGACGTCTTCGTTGATACGGCCGACGAATTGAAACGGTCGGTCGACGGAGCAGATAAACGAATTCATGGCCTTGCGCATCGGCTGTATTCCGTCGTTGAATCTCGTCGCCTTTTCGCCGCCGATATAATCGCCGCCTTGTCCGATTGCAAGGGTCAGCATTGGGGCGGAATTGAAATAGTCGAGCAGCATGTCGAATACCGCGTCGAGGTCTTGGACGTCTGCGCCGTGCCAGCGTAGCTGGTCGTCGAACCGGAATTTGAAATACGTGTAGTCGTCGTCCAGTTCGATGAAATGTGTCGCCCCGATCTGCTGGGCCAGCTCGAAACAGGCGTTGCGGGCGTAGATGATTGCCCGGCGGTCGCCGAAATTGTCGCCCTCGTCGAATGTCTTTGCGATCTCCGATTTGGAAAAGACGAGCACGTCGCCGAAACGTTTGCGATATTCCGGCAGCGTCTTGTCTTCGTCGTCGCAGACGATGTATATTTTCCCCGTGTACCCGTGTTTGCGCAGTTTCTCGTAGGTCAACACCCGGTCGGGGCGTCCGTGCGTCAGAATGAACGCGACGAACCCGTTATGCCTCATTGCCATACTCCCGTGTGTATTCGTTTCGTATTTCGTCCGACAATCGGATGTAGCCCTTTTCGATGGCTTTGCCGAAGTCGATAATGACCAGCGCCGAATCTTCCATAAGCTCCTGCATTTCTTTCGAGGCGTGTGCGTAGTAGTCGGCAATCTTGGCGTAGTCGAACACCGTATGCCGTGCGGCAGCCTGCCGCAGGAACTCTTTTTCGTCGGGCGATACGTTCGACGCCTCGATCTTTGCCAGCAGTTCGTCGGTTCGGCCGCTGTCGGTCAGCGTCGATAAGTCCGGTTTTTCGTTCTTCGGCTCGTAGACGGGCGACGTGATTTTGTGCGTGTAGTGCTCGTCGGCTTCCCCGTCGCCGCCACAGCGTCGCCCCGTTATATCGTTAGGGTCGATGCCATTTGCCGCGGCCAACGCCTCGATGGCCGATTTCGGGAGTAGGTCGATGTCGAAACCATCGTCGATGATCGCCGCGATGTCGTACTCGTTCGCCAACATGTCAATATCGAACGTGCCGAACGATAGGTTGTCTTTGATGATGAACTGCTGCTGCTCGTCTTCGTCGAGTTCCGAGGCGTAAAGCGTCGGCACGGTCGGGTGCATCTGCCATTCGCGCCAGTAGTTCAGCAGCGCGGATTGTTTCGCCTCGTCGAAATGCCGGAACCGATACGACGCCCGCAAGATTTCTGCGAGGTCGTCGAATCCGAGTTCGTGAATGTATTTCAGCGCCCGCAAGCGCATATTTCCGGCAAGGGCGATATTCCGGTCGTCCACGACGACGGGGCGGTAATACAAGCCTTTCGGCAGCAGTAGCAGGGATTTGACCAGTTCGGCGAAATCGTCTTCGGTGATTTGTCGCGGGTTGTGCTCGCTGGTATTGAGCGCGCCGACCTGCATTTCGATAGTTTGCGGAATTTTCATAGGCCCGGTATGCGTTTACTCTGTATTGGTTACCAGCACAAAGATATGTAAAAAGCGTGTAAATAATACACGCTTCGATTAAGATTTTATCAACGGTCAGCCTTTCGAAATCCGGTCGCTGCATTTATCAATGAAGCACACGGATTCCTGATGCAGTTCGCACCAACCCTGCCCCTCGTCGTCTTCGTCAGCGAAAAGGGCGCAACTGCCGCAACCGATGGCGCGCATCTTGTCGCAATCCTCTTTGCAGGCGGCGGCACATTCCGGGCACAGAATCACGTCGTCGCGGGTAACTACAAATCCGTCGCAATCGGGGCAGCCCGTATTCTCGCAGTTTTCGCACTGCACAATTTCTTCCCCACATTTGGGGCAAGTCGCGGTCGTTTGTTTTTTGTCCATCTTTATTTTGGTTTTGAGTTATTAAGGGCGGCATTCATTTGCCGCAACATTTCTTGTATTTCAAACCACTACCGCATGGGCACGGTTCGTTGCGGCCAATCTTCTCTCCGCTTCGAACGTATGTCCTGCCACCTCCGTTGGCGCATCGTTCGCAGATGGGACGACAATAACCGTCGTATTTGTAAATCCTCGGTCGGCCGCAGATGGCACACCGTTCCTGTACGGTAGTTTCCGGGGCAATAGCTTTGTTATTCATTGTAATAAGAATTCAAGTTCGGCGATTTGCGTGTGTTTGAACTGCGCGCCTGCGCGTGTCAGATACTCTTTTTTCTGCTCTTTCAATTTGTAGCGGTCGGCAGATGCGGTGATTCGATCTACCTGCCCGCGCAGTTGGTCGAGCATCATTCGCACACCCTCTTCCGGGGTTGCCTCGACAAAGCGGATAAGGCGGCGCAAGTGGGCGATCTCGTTGTTGTGGTCGCCGATCATGCGGCGGATCTTCTTGCTGCGTTTTGCATCGGCCTCTGTTACCCCCCCCCGAACCGACCATATTTTTTCGTCTTCGCTTCGGAGCGCTTCGATAGTCGCGATTTCGTCGCGGATAAGCCTGTTAAGGTCTTCAGCTGTTTTCATGGCTACCGTAATTTTTCGATTATTGATGTAAGGTTCTGCATATAGTCTGTATTGGGATTTTCGCCGTGAGTGCCGACCAGTCGGACGTACAGCCATTCGAGGAATTCGGCGTCGTTTGAGGGCGATTCGTTGGTTGTGCGGTTTCGCTCGTCCACTCCGTAGATGTATCCGATGATCTTTTTCGCTGCATTTACCGTTTCGCGCATAGACCAATATGGGGTCAGTTTGTGCGGTTCAAATATCCCGACGAGGGATTCGAGCACGGCGAGCAGGTCGGGCGCGGCTGCCAATAGTCGGGCGTTGGCCTCGATGCGTTGTTCCGGCATCGGGCGCGGGTTATTGCGCAGTACCTCTGCGACGGGAGCGCAGCCGACAGCGTCGCCGGAAATCGAAACGATGGTATATTCTACGACGCCGTTTTTGTGTTCGTGTCCGTCAACCCGCCACGGGCCGGGCGTCCCTCTGAATTTCGGGTTGTGTGTTGTCATTGTTTCTCGGTTTTTGTTGGTTGATGATTGATTTTGTGTCGTCTGATTTTCCCAAATGCTCGCTCGATCTCTTCGACGGACGGCGGAACTATCGGGCGGGCACAGGTGATTTCGTCCCGTGGTTCGTTATTCGCCGGGCGTGCCATGTACCAGCGTATTTCCGACTGGAATTCCTCTAACGTTCGGCAGACGACGTGTCTGCTTCCGTTCGTGATTGCGAGCGAACGCCATTCGATTTGTGCGTCCGATAGGGCGGAATGTCGGTCGGTAGTTTTCATTTCGATACATAGGGCGTTGAAGCCCCCGCGTCCGAGCAACAGGATAAGGTCGGTAACGCCTGCGGTTACGCCCTCCGCTTTCATTATCGCGGCTTCCGTGCGGCTCCGTGCGCCGCCGTTCGGAACGGCGAACAGGAGTTTGCCGACGGCGGGGTATTGGAGCCGGAACCAACCGACGCACATTCGTTGCATGTGCGATTCAACGTGTCGTGTCATAATCAAAATAGGGTTAGTTGTTTGAACGCCGTTGCACGGCGCTGATCGTCGATTTGCTTGATGATGTTCCGAATGTATCGGGCCAGCGTGCTGTCTTTGATGAATCCGTCTTCGTCGTCCTCGTTGTCGAGATTCGACTGGGAGCGACCGGAACAGTTCGCCAGTTCACGTTCGGCTGATTTGCGGGCATCGAGCAGGGCGGCAAGAATCGCGGCGGCCTCCGTTGGGTATCCCTTTTGCACATCATCAACGAATCCGGCCCCGACGTGATGGCCCGAATTGTGCAAGTTGACGTCCAGCCCGTAATCCCAGCGTCCTGTCGGCGACTGCGCCGTTTTAACCTCCACGATACAATGGTGGTTGAATAATCGGACAGGTCTGTTAGGCGTTAGACATACGTCGTGAATGTTGAAATCGAAACCGTTGTACGATAACGCCACGAATTTACCGCTATCCTGTCCGGCTTTTTCGTGGTTATCAAGCCACGCGCACCACTCTTTGAACGTAAACTGTTGCCCGGTGCATCGGCAGGTATGATGAATGTCTTTCATTTCCGGTAGGGTTTTAACGATTTGAGTTCCGTCGGGAACCAGTAGCAGTCGTAGTCGAGGTAGACGCACCGGCCCGAAAGCTCCGGTTTGCAGAATCCCATTATTATGTGCGGTTCGAACCGCACGCCGTATTCATTCGTGAACGACACCTGCTGCCCGACCCGGAAATCCGTTTCGATACCCGCGTCGGCCGGGTTGTCGTAGATAGGCGGCAACCCTTTTTCGTCGCGCCATTTTCGCCATTCGGCGAAATCTTTACTGTAATCTCTCATCGTTCAGGCGGTTTCCAAGTTTGATGATAAATGTTTCGTGATCGGGTGCACCCCATTCCGGGCGACCTCGGCCAAAATCAACGCCTTTGCACTCCCATAGCATCCGGCGGCGGGTGTAGCCGTAGGAAAAACAAACTGCGTCGTAGTCTTTGAAGAATATAAATACCGGGCTTTCGGTCTCCTCGTCCCCCTCGTCGTATATTACCGTGTCGATAAGCCGCGTTTTCCAGTAACGGGTATTTTCGCGGTACTCTTCGCGCTTATCGCCCCGCTCGATCATTTCGTACCACTCCTTTTTGAGTGGCAAATACAGAATTTTCATCGTCTTGAATCTTTTGCGGGTTCGCCGTTTCGTTCGATCTCGCCGAGCGCTTCGTCGAGGTGGTAGGCCAGCTCTGCGGCCTGTGCAGCCACGCGCCGCGCCCAGTCTGAACGAAGCCTGCCGCCTCCGACGGGTGGGGTTGTTATGATGGCGTGCGCAAGGCTTGCCATTGCGACGGTGGCATACAGTTCGCGTTTCGTGATTCCTGCTGCCGAGAATGTTTCGGGCGAAACTCCCTCGGCCTCGACTGTGATCGTCTGCGGAATAGCCGCCTTACCGAGCATTTCAGCGATTCTGTCGTAGAAATTTGCCGGGGACTTGCCCCGCTTGTCGTTTTTGTTTTTCATCGTGCGTTGTGGTTTTAGATTCGCGGGGTTTGGTAGTGTAGCGTCCAGCCCGCGAAATGTTTGTCGAAAAAGTTATCCCGAAAGAACCGGACATTGGCTTCGACGGCTTCGGCCATCTGCCGCGTGCAGCGGAATGTCAGCCGCTTGCGTTCGGTGTCGATAAATATCAATTCCAGATCGTGAATGAATATCGGCGCAAGCGCCGGATTCATTTGCTTTGCGAGGCCGTAGAAACGTCGGTATTTCGCAAGGAAATCGGCATTGAAGCGTGGCGCGGCGTTTTTATCTTCCTGCGTCCATGTACGCGCAAGCGCCGGGCGGTCGGTAGCGGCTTGTCCGTTTTTACGAATCCAGCCCGACGCCTCGTAATTAGCGCAGAATCGTTCGACCTCGTAATCGGGATTTTGGAAATTCTTGAAAAAAAAGATTTCAAAAAATGTCTCTCTCTCTGCCTCTGCCGCGCGTGCGCGCGAAGAGAGAGATTCTTTTAATTCTTTATATTCTTCTTTATATATTCTTATACTGTTGTCGCTTGAAAACAGTTGCGTTTGTCGCTCGTTTGTCGATTGATTGTCGTTCTGTTTGTCGTTTTGTTTGGTGTCGTCGCTATAATCATCTGTATTACTGTTAATTATATGTGTTTTCGGTTTGTCGTTTGGTTTGTCGATTTTGGCGACTTTCTTTCCCGCTACCCTCCGCAAACCCTCGTAACTGTTTGTCGGTCGTTTGTCGTTTTCATTTTCTAATGGCTGGTAAGTGTCGAATTTACAAACTGTTATAATGCTTTTGTAGTTTGTCGCACGGACGGATATTTCGCCGGACGCCTGCAAACGAGCTAAACGGGTTCTAATCTGTCGTGTCGTCTGTCCTGTTTCTGCGCACAAACTATCGACGGAGGTAACGAAAGCTCCGCGTTCAATCTCCACTCCTCGCCATCTCGTAGGCAGGTAATTCGCCTTGAGCAGACAAACGACCCACAGTTGCAGCGTGAGCGGGTCGTCGAACCACTCCCATCCGAGCGTGCTGCGATACAACCGCACCCAACCAGTATTTGTTTCGTTTGCCATTGATGCTGATTTGGCCCGTTAAATTTCGCTTTTATTCAGTTCGACGATTAAACCCTTGTCCGCGACGAAAACACGCGCAAAACGGGCTGTTTTGCGCATTTGCGCGGCAAAAGCATCGGCAAGACTGTTTGCGTTCGAAAGGTGCAACAGAACGACTGTCGAAAGTTCCGCCGTTTCGTTCGCCTTGACCATATCGCACGCTGCGTCGATTGATAGATGCGACGTTCGCACGCGCGCTGCCTGTGCCGGGTTCATTGCCCCGCGGGCGATATTATCGTCCAGCTCCTCTTGTGAATAGTTCGCCTCGATCAGAATATGATTCAGCCGCAGGGATTTGAAATTGTACCGGATAAAATGCGTGTCGGTAGCAAATAGCACTTTTCCGCATTCCTCGTGTTCGATGATATATCCGAACGGCTCTGCCGCGTCGTGCTTCACGTCGAACGCCCGGACGACGAAATCGCCGACCGTGACGGACTGCATCGGCCGCAAAGCGTGCGCCCGGTACGCTTTGTCGATATGGCACGCCGCGAGCGTTCCCCGCGAAGCGTAGACGTCGATTGCCCGGTCGGCGTATTTACCGATGTGGGCCGCGTGGTCGCCGTGCTCGTGCGTTACTACTGCACCGACGAACTTTCGGGCGTCGATACCGGTTCGGGCGAACATCGTTTCGGGCGATGCGCCGCACTCGATAACGAGCGCAGACGCTTCGCTCTCCAAAACGTAGCAGTTGCCAGCCGACGACGAGGATATAACGTGCAGCTTCATCGGGTTACACGTTGAACGGGTCGTCTTCAATGGCAGCGGGGGCTGCCTCTTCGGTTACCTCCTCGCGTGGAACGGGCGTCGGCGTAGGGATCGGCGGCATCGTTTCGGCGGGTACGGCCGATTGTGCTGTGATTGCGGCCGGAGCAACCTCCTCGAATTTTGCTTCTTCGATATTTGCCCCGGCGGGCGCGGCCGCCGTTTCGTTCGTTACGCGGCGTTCTTTCTCGTCTTCGCTCAACAGCCATGCGTCAGACGACGAGTTGATGATGTGCTTCATGGCGGAACGCTCGACTGTTCGCCCGGCCATTTCGCTGGTGAAATTTCGGTGCGCAGGCGAGTTGCCCCGCGTCGCGCCTTGCATCCACGCCTGCCGGATTTCGGTCATCGTCTTGATCGTCGTCGAGTGCGAGCCGTCGGCCATAGTCGTTACGGCGTAGGCGGCGACGATCTTGTCTTTGTCGATTCTCGACAGGCTCGGAACGTGTTTCGTTATCTTGATTTCGCCGTCCTCCGTATACATGTATTCGAATTCGTCACCCTCGTAGACGACGACCGAACGGACTTTCTTCATGCCTTGTGCGCGGGCCAGTTTCTCATCGCCGAAATACGACCGCCAGAACGTCAGTTCGAGCTGCCCCGACGCCTTGTTTTTGATCGGGATAAAATACCCTTGCTTCTTCTGAATATCCATGCCTTGCAGCACCATGTCGAGCAGCGAATTTGCCACCGACGCTTTGGTTACGACCTCCAAAACCGGGTGTTGTACTTTGTTGGAATCCTCCCAAAGCATTTCGGAGATACGAAGCCATGCAAGGTTCATTTGGTTAGTTACGGCGTAGTCTTTCGGGACGACCAGTCCGCCGTTTGCTTGCAGCTCCTCGATGCGTCGCAGGACGCTGTTCGCAAGTTCATCTTTCATTGCGGCAATCGCTTTCGATTGCGTCGTTGGGGCGGTCTGCGCTCCGTTCTGATTGTTATTCTGTGCCATAGTTATTTGAAATAAAAGATTTGACGATACGTGTTGTAGTTGCGGTCTTCGATAGGGGCGTCCTGCGGGTGGCGGCACGCCTCGGAAAGCCAGCGTTTATAGCATTGCGGGCAGTATATCTTATTCAGTACGGCGATGTAATAGCCACCGTCGGGGGTCGCCATATCCGCCGTGCAGTAGTCGCATTTCGCGGGGCTTCCGATGGCCCACATGTCGAGCGTTTCGACGTGGATAACCTTGAATCCTTTTTCGTTGCTGACGATCTGCGCCATGTCGTTACGCTGTTTTAAGTTCGAGCGCAGCACCCTCGACCACTTGCAGGCGAATGACCTGCGAATCAAGCGCAAAATCGGTCTGCGATATGCTTTCGGCATTGTCGATGAAGACGGGCGCGGTTGCGCCGTAGTAGCGGCAGAACGTACGGATGATGTCAAGCCCGGCGAGTACCTGCCCGGCGCTGTTCAACGAGTTGAACGGCACGCCGTCGATGGTGGCGACGCATGTTTCGACGTCCGCGCCCTCGATGGTCTGTTCGTACATTCGCCAGCGCACGAGGTCGAACCGCGAATTTATCGCCGCTTCGACGGCTTCGATGTCCGCTTTCGTGTAGGCCGCCGCCGCAAATTCGAGGCGTTCGAGTTCGGCAATGCGTTCGGCGATCTTCTTTTCGGCGGCTTTGGTTTCGTCTATCAATCGTTGAATTTCCGCCGTGCGCTCCTTGTTTGCAAGGCGGCGGCGTAGGTCGGCGGTTGCGGTTGCGAGGTTCTGACGCACCATGTCGATCTGTGCGGATATATCCCGGCGGCGTGTCGTGAGCGTAGCGGCCGTGATTTTCGTGGTCGCCGAGGCTTCGAGGGCGGTTTGCGCGCGGGTAAGCTCGTCGGTGAGTTTTCGGTATTCGGGGGATAATTTCGCCTGTTCTTCCTCCGTTTCGAGGTCGATTGCGAGAACGTCTTTCGCGGTTGTGATAGCCAGCGTCGCAGCGTGATGTTCCGCGCGCAGTTGCGATAGGCGTTGATCGAGCATTGCGATTTCCTGTTCGGTGGTCGAAACCAGCTTTGTTAACTTGCTGTAAGTATCCTTTTCGAGATTGGCGTCGGCGATCAACTTGTCGAGTATTTCGCGCTGGTGCTTCTCGAAGCTCTCGCGGGCCGCGCGGCGGGCTTCTTCGATGGTTGCGGCGGGTAACGGCTGGCCGCAAGCGTAGCAGGTGGTCGCGTCGACGTATTCAAATGCCGCCTTTTTCTCGGCCTCGTATTTCGCACGCATGCTATCGAGTGCCGATTTGATATTCGCCTGCTTCTTTACGCAGGCTTCGAGGGTGTCCCGTTTCGAGTTTGCCGTCGTTTCGGTTTTCTCGATTTCGCGCAGAATTGAATCCGCTTTCGCCTGTGCGTCCATGATGGCCGCGTCGCGGTCGGAGTTATACCGACGGGCCGCGGTCAGTCGAGCGTCGATATGATCGGACAACGACTTTTTGATGTCGAGCACCTTTTTCAGTCTTCGGTCGTGGGCGGCCTGCGTTTCCTCGTCTATTTTCGATGCGTCGGCGATCTGCGTGTCGAGTGCGTCGATTTGCCGTTGGTAGGCAGCGATCTCGTTTGCGGCCACAGATTCGCGTTGCACGATTTCCTGTTCCAGCGCTGTGTAGTCTTCCGTCGGCGGCATCGTGTTTTGATATGCTTCGATCTTCGGGGCGAACGTGTCGAGTTCCTTTTTGTTCTTGCGCTTTTCGGCCGCCAGCCGTGCTTTGAAATCCGCGAGGGGTTCACCGTTCATTTCCGCGAGCAGGTCGGCAAATCGGGCCTGTATTTCCGTGCGGTCGATGTTATCCCCGACGAGGGCTAAAAGGGCAGCGCGACGGCCTTTCCAATCGACGCGAGTATTGAAATACATCGGGTCGGTCAGCATTCGGAATACGTCGTCGTTTATCCATTCCGAAATGATTTTGTCGTATGCCGCCTTGGTTCCGACCTCCACGCCATTGACGGCAAACGCACTTTCGTGTCCGACGAATCGCAGGTCGGACGATCCGCGCGGTTTGCTCCATATCTCGCGATATGTGCGTCGTAGCGTCTGTGTGGAGCCGTCCACGTCCAATGCCACCTCGACGAAATGCTCGGCGCGGTGCATCGGTTCGCCCGTGGCGTCTATTGTCTTGATGTCGATGTCGGTACTGTTGTGCGAATCCTTGCCGAACAGTACCCACGTCAAGGCGTCGAAAATGGTTGTCTTTCCCGTACCGTTGTCGCCTATGATCGTGGCGTTACGGCCGTCGAAATCGAACGATACGTCGCGCAGTCCTTTGAAATTGCGCAGGGTAATTGATTTGATCTTGATGTTCATAGCATCGTGCGTTTTGTGATGATTGGTTATTATGCGGTTTTCCTTTGTTCTCTGATTATGGCTGCGGAAAGTGTTACGAACGCGGCGAATGTTACGGCGACGGCGACCCATGAAATCGGGTCTGCATCCATCGCTCCGCCGAGCGCGACCAACGACAGCCACCACGGGATAGCTAAAATTTTGGTTTTCATGTCTACTTGTAGTAAAAGGTTATTTTCAAGCCGCGTCGCAGTTTGCATTCTACCTTGTCCGCCCTGCTTCGGAATGCTCGGTCAAGCAGGTTGTTTGCGAGTTCACTCCCCACCAATCCGACGAACCCTGTGAAGCCTTTGAGTTCGTGGATACCGAGGCCCGAAACCTTGATGCGGAAATTCCGGTTTACCTCCCTTGATGTGTATTTGAGTGCTTGCATGTTATTTTTATCGAATTTGCTGTTTTTTCGACTTTCGTGCTGTTGCCGTGTGTTCGGTCGTCCGGTACGGTAAAGGCTGCGAAACGGCTTATTTTGGCTGCTCCTGCTGTCCGTATTTGCCAATGATTTCTGCGCGTTGCAAACGTTCGGCTTCGAGCAGGGCGACGAATTCCGTGCGGCTGTATTTGATCGGTGAATTCGGGGCCGTTCCGAATCGCTTGCCCTCGATCTTCCCACGCGGGGCGATATGCTTATCGACCCAGCCCCGACCGAATTCCCGATACAGCGCGCGTTTCGTTACGAGGTCGGCGGCGGGTTGCTGGCGCTTGATGATTGCGCAAGCAACGACATCGGCGACGTGGACGAGGCAATGCTGTAATTCGTATAATTCGGGGAGCGACATATTACGAAAGGCGTTTAATTACGATGGTGGATGCGGAAGCGGTGCGGGCTTCGAATTTCGCCTTGCCGTTCTTGTTGAAACGGCTGACGGCGTTCATATACGATGCGTAGTCGCGCCCCGTCAGCGTGAATTCGTGTTCTTCTCCGACGGGAATAGCGAGCATCGTCGCCACGTAGTCGGTGCGTTTGATGATCGTGCCTTTTTTCATTTCTGTTTGGTCTTTGGGGTTAACCCCGCGCCCCGTAAAGGGCGCGGGAATGATTGAACTGTGAAACTATTTCTTGAAAGCGGAAACCGGACGCACGGCGTACGTGAGATACTTGTCGCTGTTGCCCACGTAGCCCGTGCCGCCGCTGTAGATGAACGCGCCGTAGGAATTGTACTCCGGGTCGGGGTCGGCTTCGCTCGTCCAGCCGATAGTCGTTGCGGGTTCGCCGCCGATCTTCTTGAACGCTTCGTCGAGGCCACGGAACCGGGCGTCGTACATTTCAATTGCTTCATGCCGGGTCGGGCAGCGGAAGCCCTTGCGGTATTCGGCGGCAGCTTTCTGTGCGCCCTCGAAATTGAATCCGCCCGGTAGGTCTTCTTTGGCGATTTCGAGCATTCCGAAATCGGTTACAAGTACAACGGTCTGCGCTGTGGTCGGATCTTCGCGCTTCACCCATTCGTCGACGGGGATAAGGTTGCGCTGTTCCTCGGGGATGTAAATCCCATTTTCGATGTTGTTTTTCATAGTGCGTTGTGCGTTAGTTGTTTAATAATATGTAAAATAGCTATGCCGAAAGGCCGTTGGATAACCGACAGAATGGTCGAAAAATCGTCGACGTCTGCCGATGTGAAATTCAATACCTGTTCGCCGCGGTCAGTAAGTCGAAATGCCGTTCCTTTGTTCGATGATTCGCTCGTTATCAGTCCTGCGGCGCATAGGTGGCCGATAAGAGTGCGCATTTTACCGTGGCTTATTCCGATAAGTTCGGCAAGTCCGAGCACGCTGCCCGTCGCGCTGTTAAGGCTCGTTGTGTTCATCGTGCGTTGTGCTTTATGCGATAATAATGTATTGCATTAAACAATTTTTGTTATATTTGTGCGTAATTCATGCGTAATCCCTGTGAATTATGATGCAAATATAAAGCAAAGCATCATATTATGCAAACTTTGTAAAGCATTTTGTGAAATTTTTGTGAAATTTTTTTATATATGACTATAAAAGAAAGGCTTGTCAAGTTCGCTAAATCGAAAGAGCGTTCTGTGCGTGCTTTTGAGCGCGAAGCAGGGCTGACGATTGGTTATGTGAACACAATCCGCGTATCTGTTCAGCCGGATAAACTACAACGCATTGCATCACGTTATCCTGACCTTAATACAGAATGGTTGATGACGGGCGTTGGGCCTATGACCCGCGGCGGCTCTGTGAAGACCTCGACGGCGACAAACAAAGCCGAAACGCCGAATGTATTTACTGCTCCGCTGTTGCCTCTCGCAGCGCAAGGTGGGACACTCAACGACTTTGTTGTGTCAATTAAAGTTGCCGAGTGTGAGCGCGTTGTCACGCCGATTCGTGACGTTGATTTCGTTATGACGGTAACGGGCGATAGTATGGCCCCGGACTATCCGAACGGGGCGCAGGTGCTTATTAAAAAAGTCGACGAAAAGGCGTTCATCGAATGGGGACGGGTTTATGTCCTCGATACCTGTAACGGTAGTGTTATAAAGGAGGTGCGAAAGGGGGACGATGACGATTCCGTACAGTGCTATTCTTTGAATCCCGACCCGAAATATCAGCCTTTTGCCGTGCGATTCGCCGATATTTACGGAATGTATCGCGTATTGATGTGCATGTCCTTAAAATAGTTAATATAAACACTTTAACCCTTATATTTTATGAAAAAACTTGCTTCGGGCTTCGCCTCTGTCGGGGCTTGCGTTTTACGACGCGTAGGGATTATAAAATTCCCCCCCCCTCGAAGATTCTGAAAGGGCCGATACTCCATCTTGGGATTGGTAGAATTGTCGCACTTTGCGCCGTTTGGTGTTTGACGTGTTGCACATACCAAGCCTATACGGTAAGGTATTCTGTTGACTATGCAGATTACATCAACAGCGGTTTTTGGATTTTTCCGTCAGAGGCTCAACCTACATATAAATACCTCCCTATTGCCTCGATTGCGATGGAGTACGGAGAGGAGTTCGGCCCCGGCGCAGCGGATGATATAACCCCTAATAAAATACTTGATATGCTTGTCGAAAGAGCTAAAACGCGAGGGGCGAACGGCTTGATCGGTGTAAGAATCTACCGGGAACTGGATGCAAACAAACGCCCTGTGTGGCAAGCGTCCGGGGTTGCCGTTAAGTTTGAAGATGTACCCCTCGAATCGGGTTTCCAATCTGCCAATAACCAGTAA